TTCTTAAATGAAGTAAGCAGATCAGTTACCTTGACTTCCTGCTCCATATCATTCTCATCTGTATATGTAATAGTGGTGCAATCCTCTGAGAGTGTACCTGCCTTTACTGTTAACTTATCTGTAGTTGTTCTTGTGAACTTTAATTTACTAGTTGCCATTTCTTTTTCCTCCATAAAATTAAAAACTCCCACCAGAACGCTTTCTGCCAGGATTATAATACATTTGTTTCGTTTTATTCTGTTTTACTTTGATATACTCACGAATCTTTCTGATATAATCTTCATCATAACTTAAACGAATATGTGACTCCAAATAATAACATCCACAATGAATAGGAATTTTATTTGATAATACATTGTCAATAAGTTTGTATGATGGATTAAGATTCGAGAGATGAGTATGCTTTTCTGTATCTTCTTTTCTACAGATACGATACCCATTTTCGGTCTTGTCAATATAAAAACCTTTATATTCAATTCGATTTTTCATAGGCAGAACCTACTTAACGTATTTATCTTCAATGTAACGCTTTGCTGCACCACCTTTAGTACGATAATACCCAACATGTTCACCATTCCGATCTGCATATCCTCGTCTTGTGTTTCTAATTACACCTTCAGATAATAATTTTTCAATTTCATTTTTTGAAATGTACTTAATAATTTTCACTTCTTTCTTGATTTATTTCCTACAAAGTAGGATAGTAGTTGGAAATGTAGGATTTGAACCCACGACCTCCTGAACCCAAATCAGGCGTTCTAACCAAACTGAACTAATTCCCAAAATAAAAAATCCCATACCAAAGTATGAGATCCTTACTTAATATGAGCTGAGATATTTGACTCAATACACTAACATCTACTGTGGTTGGACACAGTTTATCACACAAGCGATTAACTTGTAGTTAGCAACAACACCGATTTTGACATAATCGGCAAACTCTTACCACAAAGTATTATAGATTTTCTTTCTGCACATTCTTCCTTGCGAGATTCATAGGTTGCAGCCTATTAGAGTTGTACGTACTTGTACTTTCTCATATAACACCTTGCGAGTGCTATATGTCACCATATTACAGGTGAATAAGTTGTTTTTCTCTTTGCGGTCGCACACACTTTTGCTTTATCTTTAAATATCAATTTACCTTTAATATAAATATGCATTATATTTTCTTTTTCAAAAGTATGTTGTAATTTTTTTTGCATAATATGAACGATGAGGTGTACATTTGACCATCTGTACCTTTTGAGTACAGCCCAATCATCACCATTCTGTTCGTCTTGCTATCGACTTGCTTCATTGTTCTGTTCCTTGCTTTCGCATTAAGAAACGTTGCAACAATCAATATCAGCACTTTTTCTTGCGGAAATCGCACCGATAAGACAGTAATCATACCCATGTTTCCATGTTAATACAGCGCATTTCTCATTACGCCTACCAAATCGACTTATCTAAGAATTATCAAGCTTATCAGAGCTATCAAATCTACAAAGATTCATAAATAGTCATTAGCAGTTGCCCTCTGACCTTAGACTTGGTATAGATTATCTGTGTTTTCCGTCAAACTGCTATACGCAGTCGCAGTGTCTTATGCAAACTAAAGACATTCCTGCTTTATCCTTATTACTAAGTTTATTTAACGACACGAAACCTGCCGCCTACAAGTAGGAGAGTTGCAGAAACAGGACTCGAACCTGCATACTCTTGGTTATGAGCCAAGTGAGCTTCCATTGCTCGTCATTCCGCTATAATATTTAAGAATTATCAGTGACCATACTACAAGAACTGTAGTACAATCACCGATTATAGAAGGTAAGGTACAATGAATATGTACTTGATGTTTACATTTTATTATTCTCTGTTTTATTAGCCAAGAAAAGCTGATTTCATTCTAAATCTGCAATGCCACTCAAAAGAGCAGCAGAGCAGACATACAAAGATTGTCGGTTTGTTTCTTCCATGACAATCGTTTTTGTATCATATTTTCGTAAATATTTCACTATATCTACATTTAAGAAAATCGAATTTTTCGTAAAAATGTGCCAAAAATCCTTGTAAATCAAGGGTTTTTCAGACTTTTCTAAAAAGTAACATTTTGCTTTTCTCTATATTTTTTCATTCGTTCTTTTGCATTAGCTTCATTTATTTCCTTGTAACATTTTGAACAATACATTTTCCTATTGTTGGTTATTTTAATTTTTCTTCCACATCCAGGATTTGCGCACTGCTTATAACCCTTTTTAAAATTCCCTATGTATTGATTGCCAATATTTTCAAATTTAGTTACCTTATAGGCAATATCATCATCAGTGTCTCCTAAATCTATTTTGATATTAAGATTATTCACCTTTTTTCCAAAATGAATATAGCCATTACTATATAAATCATGCAACAATTCATTCTTTTTATCAGATGAGAGAGTAACATTGGCAAGTTTAAATACTTCTGAAAGACCTTTTGAGTCTTTCTTATTTATCCAACCTTCACAATCCATATATCTTGCAATAGCAAATAATGTAAACATAAATTTCTTTTGGCGATCATTTGGAAGAGACTCCACAACTTTTAATTCTTTTTCATAAATAGGAACATATTCAAGTTCCCTAAAGAGATTTTTAGATTCCGAATCATATAAATCAATACATGTTTTTTTGATTTTATTGGCATATCTATATTCTTGATATCCTTCAATATTGAATTCAAGCATTTTTTTCTTGACTGTATCAATTAGAATATTTGGATCTTTACCTCTATCAAAATAATACTTAGCAATCAATGTTATCAGATATCCATTCAAGATATTATCTGGTTTGCTACCAGACGCTAATATCTCTCTAATATATTCTTTTTCATTCAGTATATACAACTTCTTCCTCCATTTCTTCTAAACGTTTAATAATTAGTTCTCCAATACAATCCCAACAAAACTGTCTATTACCTTTATATCCATAAGTCATATCAAGAATGATGTTCATACGTTCATCATCATTTGGACATATTTCTTCAGCTTTCTTCTTAAACATTTCAACCATACTTGCACGTTGATAATATTTGTCGAATTCATCCTGTTTATCAAAGATATCAGTTCTATTTAGCTGTATTCCTTTTTCTTTTCCCTGTTTCTTTTTATATTCTTTAATGCATTCACAATAATATTGTTCAAGTTCTCGCAGAGCTTGTCTGTGTTCTTCAGTACAACGCCTTTTAACCTTCAATGTATTATAATCAAATGAAGAGTCCTTATATAATTGAGATTTGTAACTATCTAACTGACTTTCAACATATTTACAAATCTGATTCATGGAACAATTCCCTGTACCAACTGGCATTTTTCTCTCATACCAAAAAAGAAAATCTTCTTGTTCTTTTGTAAGAGTATCTTTATTATGTAAATCCTCGATAGAACATTTATAGATAGCATAGCATTTAGCATTACTTTCTTTAATGTATTGCTTGTACTGTCTTTTTGTTTCATCGTAAACATAAATCATAAAGTATGGTTTTCTATATGCACAAAGAGATTGCAAATATTTATTCTCTCCGCAAGCCCCTAAATTGTACCAACTGCTTTCCATTGGTTTTGCAATAATTCCCTTAATTTTGTCCAACTCATTTTGCTGATAGAGCTGACCACATTCTATTCTATATTCTAATTCTTTATATTCAGGTGAATCTTTCTCGAAATGAGATTGAACTTCCATCATAGATGTGACATAATTAGTGATTGTTCCGACTTGATTTCCCATACCTGCTTTATTTGTCTTTTTAACAGCAGCTTCAGTAACAACAATCTTTTCTGCATTTCGCTGAACACATTCAATAGCAGGTAAATATCTATAGCGTCTTTTCATAACTGAGTTATTAGTAGAAAAGTTCAAATCCGAGTCCCAATCTTCCCCATTCTCAGCCATACAAAATGAATCCCAACCGTTTATAATCATGATAGTATTCATATATTGATACCAATACTGGCATTCATCTGAATTATTGATATTACACATTCGAATATTATTATGACTTGTCATTGGGCTTCTAAAGAGTACAATTTCATCCTCATTCTTATCAATCCAGAACTTTGAATAACATTCATTTGCTTTTAATAATCCTGTTACTTCCAAACCACAAATAGATTGCATAAGAGCAAATGGATCACCACTTGCAATCTGATAATTACCATTTACAAATAATTTGCCAATCTTCGCATCATTCATTTTTTTCTTAATATATCTATGTACAGAGTCGATTATATATGGATCTCCCAACATATATTCACTTGTATATAAGGCACGTTGCCATGAATTTACATCGGTATTTTCATTAATACCAAGAAATTTAACAGTAGAAGAATAGTCACCACACATAGCATCTTTTAAATACTTAATTGTTGGCGCACACAACTCCTCAATATCTTCGTCTGTAAATTCATAAGACTGAAGATATTGGTAATTCAATTCTCTTTGTTCTTCAAGAACATGTGGTGAAATTTTTGTTACAGAAAATCCGTATCCACATTCCTTATATGCATTCACATATTGCTCGATATTATCATACGCTCCCCATAATTTAAGAGAAGACTCTGTGATAATCATTTCACATTGACGAATATCTTGCATATTTCCCCAAATATCTTCAATCATGTAATTACCATTATTGTATTTTTCAATGAACTCATATACAGGAAACGGATAGAGCATTCCTTTGAGCCATGCGTTTCTCAAGCACACACCGCCAGGAATATAATCAAGACCTAAAGATTCAGCTACTCGCTGCATATATTGCATAGTACAAAGATTAAAACCGTCAGATACATTGTTTTCAAGAGGTTTATCTTTAATAATTTCTCTTATCGGTTCTTTTGAATCGCCACCATCATCGAGTGATATAACATCTGCAAAATATTGTGTAATACAATCTTTTACGACCAAAATTCCATGTGGATCACAAATCGGTTGTGATGCAGAACATGTTAATGCTTTGTAAGCTTCATATTTTGCAGGAACTAATTTAGTATCTGGATTTCTCTTGCATTCACATAATTCATTTAATTTGTCAATGTATTGTGAATTGCAGAAGAGAAGAGTATTGTTTTTTAATCCACCTGTAGTTCCAACAAAGCGTTTATAATTAACACCATTTACAGTAACACCTTTTTTACCAGTCACTCTTGCAAAATCAGATTTTTTATCAACAACTACCTGCATAAATATCTTTGAAAAATCAATACTCCAAATAGGTTTTTCTAAAATTTTATTTGCCATTATACGGAACTCTTGAGCTTCAAACAGTGATATGAGTTCCTGATATTTAAAAGCCTCTTCTTTGGTAATCTGTAAATCCCAATTAGAATACTTTAGTTTATTTGTTCCAATTTTAAAAATCTCATATTGAGGTACGCTAATACCAGCCATAAATCCTCCTTTTATTTTTATTTATTATGTTTCACTTATATATTCTCCAAATGAAATTTCTAATTCTTATTTTCAATCAAAACAATTACTGTTTTCCATTTCTTTGACTTCATAACCAAGCCAGTTGATTACAAAATCAATACCTGGAATACAGTCTCTATGTATGTATTGCCCTTCACAATTACACAAAAATTCTTCGCCATCGTAAATACCTTCTTTGCAGTAACAACAACTGAAATTAGTTTTCGGTGGCACAAAATTTGGACAACCAGTCTCATGCCCATTAATTCTTCCACAATATTCACAACCCATTTAAAAAAATCTCCTTACTTATATCTTATAATTCTTCATATGCATATCCATCATTTGTTGTATAGTATATATGCCGTATCCCTAAATCCTTAATTGCAGCCATACAACTTGGACAAGGACGAGCCATACCAAAAGTACAACATTTTCGATTTCTAAAAATATACAATTTAACCTTGTGAAAATTAACATCTAAATGTCTTATGGAATTCAAACAATTAATTTCAGCATGTAGACTTGGATTAATTTCATTGTCATCCCAAGAATTACGAAAACGATTGTAGTATTTTTGAATCGGATGAGTCTTTTTGGTATTGCAACCAACTCCTATAATGCTATTTTGATATACGGCAACACATCCTATGTGTACTTTATAGAAATCTGAGACACATGCTATTTTCTTTGCCTTCTCAAAATGTTTATAATCTGATTTACTTAACATTTAATCTTTCTCTTTCATATAAAGCATTTCCTCGTTCAAAACATTCAAGCTCATATTTTGTGCGATTAATGTAATAAGTAAAATCAGTATTTTCAATATACTTAAGAATTTCCATACATAATTCTTTTTTGTTATCTGTTTCAACTCTAAGTGTTAAATCTATAAGATCGTATCTATCAATTTCATTCTTCTTAATAAATAGAGTGGTGTTATACAATCTTTTTTCTTTGTCCCATCTGCTCATAGCGAGAATAGAGTATCCATTATGTAAATCCACAACTATACTAGTATCTGCAATTATTTCATATCTCATTATTATCTTTCCTCCATTTTTCTAGCATCTCTAACATCACATTCTTTTTTTCTATCTTGGTCAAATTTCCAATCATGGATCAATCGGTCTGACAAACTTAAATTTGTTCCACCAAAATCAGCTTCACATAGTTTTGGATAACATACTAAATTAGCCTTTCTTTTAAGCTCTATTGTTCTTGTCAATACATGATTCTGTGTTTCCTTTGTCATAAATTATTGTTCTCCTTGTTAAATAAAATTTTGTGTTCATATCATCGCTCCTTAGTGTGTGATACGTGTTTAATTGTTACATTTATATATTCCCTTATTATGAAAAGGTTTTATTAAAAAATTTAAATGTGAGGGTTTGTTCTAATTCACCGATATGGTATAATCATTAAGATGTGTATATACACTTGTAACTCATTAACTAAAGTCACGACTGATTCTTATATCAGGTACGGAGGTGTGATTATGCACATTAAAAATAGTGAAATCTATAATCTTTCCTATTGTGATAGTGTTTTATTGCGAAAGGAGGATTGTAGATATTGCTAACTATTATTCTTACACCAGCTGTTATAATCGCAGTTTTGAATCTTGTTAAATATTGTGTGAAGTGTTTTACACAATACAAAGAATTGAAGCTACTTGTAACTTCAGGAAAAGAACGTGTCACCATCACGAAAAATGGCATATCATATAAGAAATAGAATATAGTAGGTACGTGAATTACTATTGTATTCATTTCTTATAGTAACTTATTAAATAAAATTCACCAGTGAATTAGAAGCCTCACTGCAAATTGGAGTGTTTAGCGTAACACTCATTGCGCAAATTTATGGTAAAGAGATATTGTCGTAAGGGATGATATCTCTTTATGCTCTTAATTTATTATTCTCCAAAATTTCTATCTGTTTTTTAATTTCCTCACATGGATCATATTTATTATCAATTCTTTGACCATGTTCATCAGTTATAAAATGTCTGTAATCAGCAAACACCTTTGGAGTAGTAGTATATTTTTCTTTGCCATCCTTAATATGTTTTTCTCTCTTCATAGGTTGACATTTTACAATTTTAAGTTCTTCCAAAATGTCAACTATACGACCAATATATCTTTCAGAAAGTCCAATGTCATCTGAAATAGTCTTAAAATATCTATAACAACATAATGGCTTACCATCCATTCGATTCAAATTAACACGAATATAAGAGAGTACAAGTAAAATATAAGCTGATGATATTCTTGCAGTATCAATCTCTTTATCCTTCAATTCTTCTTTGGAATTTAATATTACATCCAACTCATCAAAATAAATAATTCCAAATTTATCAAGTACATCAAATTTTTCTATATTAAGTTTTACTTGCTGATATTTGACCGAATTGGTCTTTTCTTTTAGACTTTTCTCAAAATCTGGATACGATTCAAAGTATCCATAATGAGAGAGAAGTAATAGAACTTCATAATATTTCTGATTTATCTTTCCATCTCTGTAATTGGGTTTCAATTTAGACCAGTGGCAAAGTTCTGTTGTAGAAAATGCCACTGTGTCATCAAGTGAACGCCTTGCACAAAGATATGAGAAGATTATTACACGTTTAGATGAGAGATCTTTATCATAAATGATTTCTCGTGGTATTTTTACATAGTTTGGCAAGACGTATCACCTCACTATGTTAATCTTCTAATAAGGACATTTTTAATCTTTTGTTCTTATTTAAACCAGAATTGTATTCATTTACATAAATCTTTGCATATTTTAAAGATGGTTTCTTTGTATATTTATCATTATCTGCAATTTCTTTAATGATAGATGGGGATTTTTTCCCGACAGAAGTAATAAGTCTCTTATTGTCAAAAATACCTTTATATGTTTCATAAAAGTCAAACATTCCCCTAATATAATTCCACTGCAATGATTTTGAATTTCCATTCCAACAGCCCTTAACTAAATCCATACATTCAATAAAGCCATCTACGTCATTTCTTGACGAATATTCCTTATACACCTCTAATAGTTTTGCAGGACACTTAATTTTATAATCATTTCCTGGTTCTTCTCCAAAAATATCTAACTTAAAGCCAAGTGCTTTTATGCAATTATTAAAATCCTGTTCAATCTTATGCTTTTCATATGTACCATTAATCTGAGACGTAAGTGTGCGTTTTCTATTCTGTGGCTTTTCTTTTGTATTAGTTATGGTAAACCAATCATTCTCTTCCTCAATAGTTAAACCATAACGAAGTTCACACGGTACAGTCGTCCATCCTCTCATCTTTAAAATTGCAATAGTATGCTGACCATCACATACTTTCATAGAATCATCTTCTCTAACGCTAACCTTTACTTCATCAACCTCATTTTCATCAAAATACTCATCACTACTAAGTCTTTCAACACGCTTCATATCAATATCTCTCTGATAATTAAGCATTGCATCCAATTTATCAATTGGTACTTCTTTATGTGCGATCTTATTGTCTGTTACTTTTGTTCCTTTTACTAAATCTTTTAATTTCATTATTTAATCCTCCGTTTTTAATGTTGTTTTTTTTGCTAACTCAATAGCAGTTAATAGTTTCGTTATATTATTCTCTGCATTGGCAATACATTCATCTAATTCTGATTTGGTTACACGATTTTCCATATCACTAAGAATACTAACAAACCCATCATAAAATCTTTCAAATCCAATATTCATACATTCGATTATATCAATCTTATAATCCCAAATAGAATCAAGATACTCTTTTGACTTTTCGGTTTTAAGGTCTTCACATATTTGTCTTACTTCTTCGCTGACTTGATTTTTTTGAGAAGGTTGAACAGTAGAAGATGATGTAGTTGGTTGCTCAATATTATATTCTCCATTTTGATTATCAGAAAATTGTTCTTTTTTCTTTTCATTCTGTAATTCCTTATAACCAGCACTAATAGAAGTTTCGCCTGACAAAACACGCTGCTTTAAATCTTCGTTATCTGAATTAAGAACTTTTGCACCCATCTTATATGTAGTTGGTTTAACACCTGCTATATCTGCAAGCTTCTTATTTGTTGATTTAAATTCTCGATTGGTCAAATTTGACTTGTCGGCAGTTTGATTCTGTTTTAAATTATTTAATGAATTCTCTTTTGCTTGTTTCTCGTAAATAGGTCTATATTTCTCAGTTACAGCAATTCTTTGAATAGGTGATAAATTACGTCTTCCAAGCTGAATATCTAACATCCATTCCATAACTTCATCTTTCGTTTCATATCCAAGAGTACCAACAACATAATCAATATTGTGTTTTTTGCAAATAGAGTAGCGATTATGACCATCTACAATATAACCATGCCATTCCATAATAGGAAAATTCTTATCAAATCCATTTTCTACAATATTCTTTTCAAGTTGTTTGTACTCATCACCTGTAAGTGGTGGTAGTAAATCCCCTAATTCAGGATCAATTTTTAATTCTTTCTGTTGCATTTTAAAATCCTTTCTTCTAAAACATAATTTACAGTTACAATTTGTGGATGAGAGTGTGGTAAGTGGTTCAATTAGTTATTCTCTTTTTATTTATGAAATATATGGTATAATATTTGCATCAATACAAGAGAGGAGATGAGATTATGGCTAAAACCGATAAAGAAATTACATCAGAAATCGTTTGTGAATTCATCCGTGCTTGGGGAACACAAGATAACTGTGTACCAATTAAAATGGACGTACTTCCAGAACTAATAAAGAAAACTTACAACACAGTTCATTCTTTAGAAAAATCTGATTCTGATGAAGAATAGTCTTTATGTGGTTTAATCGTTGCTCTTGCTTTTACCAATGAAGCGAGGGCTTCGATTTCATCACATTGCTTTATTGAGCCTTCTCCATACATACTACTGATATTCTTAGAAATTGTCTCAATAAGATTTGTTACACAATTGTCAATTCTTTCACTATTTGTCATTTTGAATTCCTCCATAATAAATATTTATTTTGTCACATTGTAATATTCTCCATCTTAACTTTCAAAAGTTATGAACTTTTTACATTTATGAAATTGTCAAAAATTCATTTAGGTACATACAGCATGTACCTAAAAGTGAAAATTTACTTCATTTGGGTACATGCCAGCTATCAATTTTGTACAGTCTATATCTATATAGACTCATATTATCAAGAGAAGAATATTACGCTTGCATTTTGCTTACGCTTCATACAAGCTCTTTAATTTTTTGTTTGATTGTTATTGATTGGTTTAGGTACATGATATTTTGAATTAATGTTTTCATTTGGGTACATATATGATGTACCTATGTAAAATTATTCTCTATTTATTAATTCTTGAATCTCTTCTTCTGACATAGAATCTAATTTCTTTAATGCTCTTTCAATATAAATAAGTTCTAATAACATGAAGTTATCTATTATTAATTTTGTATCATGGTTATTAATGATATCTACATAAATATGATTAGATAATTTCTTGGCAACGGATTCTCTTGTTCTCTTAAATAAAATTGGTTTTTTCATAATATCATTCTCCTTTTTAATTATTCTCTCTCTAAAACAACATAATCAGCAAATGAATCCTCAACATAAAATACAGGTAGCTTATTATGGAATCTTTTATATATTTCTTCGTCTGATATAAATACACAAAATTTGCTGTCAACCTGTCTTTCTTTTCTTAATTGCCATGTAGGAATCCCTCTCGTTTCTTAAATATTTCCATATGTTCATTTCTCTTTTTGAATAGATCTTCGCATACGCATATAATTATGTAATCTACATCATTAATGTTTCCGTATTCTTGACAATCATGTTGAGCTGGTATCCACCAATCGTTATATAACTCATCACTAGAAGCACAAGATAGGTTATTGTAAAATCTTTGATATAATTCTATTTCTTGTAGCTGCATAATAATCCTTTCTTATCTTATTTTGATATTTTTTATATAGTTATATTCTCTGATTTTTCAGATTAGAGCATGTATAGATGTGTATAGTTTTTTCATACTCCCTATTTGTGGACAAAAAATGAGTTTTTGAGGGTGAATTTCAATTTTTATGTCTTAGGTGATAACTTATAAGGGTATGAGATAAAAGTGGCTAATTTTTCTCTTCGCGTTGATTTACTCCCTAAATAGATTAAGAAGTAATTCTGTCAGCTAATTCATCAAATATATTTCTACTTGTCTTTGGCAGTTCAAGATTAAGTCTTCCTAGTATCCGTAGAATAATTTCATATATCTCTAAAAGAATATAACTAATTAATATAGACACCTGTGAGTAGTATCTTTGAATATTATTAGTTTCCTTTGATATATTTTTGATTCTTACATTAAGTTAAATTGTATTTCTTTAACAGGTTGTCTACTATAGATTCAAATAATTTTCTTACAGTCTTATCATGCTCAATTGCATCTAATGTAAAACATGTTTCTAGTTTATTTTCATAACAATAATCATCTACGATCTGATGTGTGTTATAATCTGTATACGTGGTATTAAATTCCTCGTAAAGATACCCATATAATTCTCCGTTTGACTTGTATCCTAAATAATCCATTAATTTCTTGTACTTTGGAAACATCTTAGAAGTCCAATAAGAATATTTTCTTTTTGGTTTGGATTGTTCTTCTAAATTAGTAATCTTTTCATTGAGTAAGTTTAATGTCTGCATCATTGCAACCTGTGTATTAGATAAAGATGTAAGAATATTTGTGAATGTTTTCATATTTATATTTTGCAACGAGAGAGTGTTATTCCTATATGACTCAATAATATCCTATACCCAATCCATAAAAACGTTAGCATTCTTTTGTCTCGACCAGCGACATATCTCCATAATTCCTCTTTCTGTATAATAGACACGTTCTGTCATAAGATTACCATTCTGTTCTCGACTAGCCCCCACTTTGGGTATTGTCGAAAGTCCTGTCTTTAATTCTTACACATAACTCATTTAATCTATCTTTATGCTTAAGATGTATTTTGCAAATTGCTTTAGATGGATCTGCATATTCCAACGCCTGACCAATCTGTTCTCTTGTAAAAAGTATGTCATTATTCATATTTCTATAGAAGTTACATGATAAGTCTCCAAAATATTTCTGTTGTGATAAGTTTTAAGCTGTTCATAGTTATAATTCCTTTTTTTTGATTTATTTCTGTTTGTTGGTTGCTAATATAATATTCTCTGTTAGGGAACTTAATTTTGTGCAAAATAAAAAAGGCAGATGATTTTTCATCTGCCTTCAATAATGTTTTGGTTTTTATTCGGTCTTATTATTGGTATTTTCTTCGATAATATTATCAGCACATAACCAATCTGAATCTGGTTTTGCAATTAATCTCGCATCCATATAAGCCATGTCCATAGTTAAACACGTTGTGGCTTGGTAATAACCGTTTTTCATCAAATCTAAAACTAATGCTACATCAGGCTTGTTATCTTCTTTGGTAAAACATAAGGGAACAAGTAATTGTATTTTATTTTGATAATAATGTGGAACAGCTAATTTATAGTTGGCTATTACTTTTTGGATTGCTGTATCAATTACACCTTTTAGTGTATCTAATGGTCTGTCATTATTTTTTAAAATTTCTGGCAGTCTTTCGGAAGTATTCAAATCATCAAGAATATGCTTATAATTTTTATTTACATTTAAATGCCAGTTAAACACTAATCGAGAAGGCTCTGAAAAATAATCAGCTCTTTCAGGAAATTTTTCAATATCAAGACTACCTAATTCATATGTATCTTTAAATCCTTTAAAATACCATTTTGATACATTTCCGGTAAAGTTTTTATTTAATTCGCCATATGCGTAAATTGGTTCATAATAATGTGAAAATAAACCTGTATCAAATACGCAATATGTATCTGTTTCAATAACCTTATTTTCTTCTTGAAGCTTGTTGAAAGTATATTTTAAATAATTTTTGAGTATATAATTATCATTTTTCTCATCAAAGCTCCATTTTTCAGGTAATGCTTTTTCTGCGAGTTTTTGTATTTGTGCATTGTAATTTCCCCAATACATATAATCATAAATATCTATAAGTTCCATGTATTTAGCACCTCCATTTTTTAATGTTTTTTTTAGTATATCATTTTTTTCAGATATGGGGAAGCAATTTATTATAAAAGGTATTTCTTCGCAAAAAGTTTCATATTGTTCATCTGTATATTTTTGAACAAAAGCAACAACACCTTGTCTTGCAATTGCTTTTTCATATGCTTGTTTTTGTGATTCTGCGTAAATAATCATAATGTCTGTAAATTCATTTTTAAAATTTTTTCTGGTTGGCACTAAATATGTGTTCATGTGTTTTCTCCTTTTTTGATTTTATTTAATGGTTGCGGTTATATATTCTCTATTTAAAGTAATTTTTTTGAGAACGTATTAATATTATTTATGATATTATGTAACAATTTATAATAGAGAATAGATAAATTGTTTTTGGTGATTATTTTGATATATGATATGTAAAATATAAATGATTTTTAGAATGTAAAACATACCCCCCTTCGGTGGAAGTGTTTTAGAAGACCGGATTTAAAATTTAATATAACAAGATTATGATAGAAAATAATTAGAAAATAATTGGTTTTTATCCGATTGGTGTTGAAGAAAATTAGACGGATAAACAGTGAAAAAATAGTAAAAATTTTATTTGTTCGATAAAATGCTTATTTTAGTTGGGTTTGAAGGATTTTTAGGTAGATTTTGGTGAAATTGTGGTAGTGTAGAAGTGGAATTTTTGTTGATTTATAAGGAGTTTATCGAACTGAATATCGAACTAAAAAATGAGAAATGGAGTGTGGATGGAACAGATAGGGCGCTTTTGCACGCTTGAAAAAACTTTATAAATGTAAACTAGCCCCTGTCTTGCAACCTTTAAAAATGCGTACTTTTGTTATTTTTACGCATTTTTCAGACAGCAAAACTAATTTTTATCGCACCTGATAAACTGGCAGACTGACAATAAATTATTACATGACAATGACAATCTGATTCTAAATTTTAATGTGTTCGGTTTAAAAGTGACAATTTCGACATCCTCCAAAAATAGTTTGCATATCAAACTATTTTATTCAAAAACAATTAGAATTTAAAACTATTTGATAATCAAACTATTCTATATTCAAAATAAAAATAATGTTTTGACAATCAAACCATCTATAATACTTTGAATATCAAAATAATCTTCGTCTGCTCAAAAAATAATAGTAGTAATAATATACAATTAATCACGCTTTTTAATATCAATCATAAAATCACATTTTACAGCATTACATAATTGTAATATTATTTTTAGGCTAGGGTTTTCAGTTCTGCCATTTAATAGGTTGCTAACAGTTCCTTTGCTCCATCCAGTAACGCTGCAAATATCTTTTTGCGTGATATTATTATCTAACATACAATGTTTAATTTTTAACATTACTTTGTTTATATCTCCATCATATATCATTTTAAATATACCTCTTAAAGTTAAAGTAGTATTATATTATATCACAATAAAATTAGTTTTGCAATGACAATATTATTATAATCATAACGATAATTATAACATAAAAAACAAAACTTTTTCGCAAAATAGTATTGACATAACAAAACTTCTTTGCTATAATATAATCAAGTTAAAGGTAACGAACACATAAAAAAGGTAGGTGTCCAGTATGAAAAAAGTAAACATAATTTACAATAATGAAATAATTGACACAGCCGACACAATCGGCGAGGCTTTAATATTGGCTGACGAATACAAGTCAGCATTTCACACAAACGATGTTGAAATTGAAATCAATTTCTAAATTACATATCAGGCAAGGCAAGTAAATTGCTTTATAGGGTGCAATTCCCTACTTGCTTTTCGCTAATTTGAATTAGCAAGCACCTTGACAATTAAATAAGACTTTACATCGGCAACACAACACTGTTATAATATAAGGTACTAAAATCTTATATAAAGTAAAGGCGGTGAATAATATGCAAGGTGGTGATAATATGAACCAAAATGAACACGCAAACGTTATTATTGGTTTACGTGAAATCGGTTGGTCTGATGAAAAGATCAATGATTTTATGTTATACGTTGAAACGGGCGATAAAACCTATTTAGACCAGGCAAAACAAAAACAGTAACTAATAACAATGGTGTAAAGTCTTATAAGTTGGCTTTACACCTTAATTATATATAAGGCAGGTGTAAAAAATGATAATAAATACAAATAGCGAATTATCGCAAGTCGTTTCTCTACTTATCAAAACATCAGGCTATAAAAAAACATATATAGCCGATCAATTAGGATTGACACGGCAGGGACTAGACAAGTTGCTAAAAAAACAATCGTTTTCGCTTGATGATGCAAATAAAATATTATCAGTCATCAATAAAAAAGTTGTTGCTCAACTTGAAAACGAATAAAAAAAGCTTGCAAAAAAGAATAAAAACAGTTGACAAAATCCCTCAAATATGATAATATATAATCAAGGAAAGGGAAATAAAACAAAATTCCAGGAGGTAAACAAAATGGTAAAAAATTCAAAATTACAAAATCTTTTCAAACTTAGCAGCAAAGTAACAGTTATTGTACCAGCTACAATCAACATCAATGAAGAAATCGACAATACACCATATGTTGACCGTGTAGCCTCTTTATTATCCGATTGTTTTGGTGGTGCAACCGCAACAACAACACTTGGTTACTGGAAAAGTCCTACAATGGGACTTGTGAAAGAGAAAAGTACAACAGTATTCGCATATTGCAGCGAATCAGATTTACAAAATAACATTGATAAAGTAATAGACTTATGCGAAGAACTTAAAACAGAAATGTCACAGGATGCAATCGCACTTGAGATTAATGGAGAAATGTATTTCATTTAGTTAAACAAGGCAAGCGGTAAAGCCGTAGCAATTCAATTTGCACTTTTGCCTATCGGGATTGAAAAATTCCAGAAAAATATTTTATCAAAACTTAAAAATACATTTGACAAATGTATAATAGTATGGTAAAATAAATATATCAAATGGAGGTAGACAAAATGCGAAAACCATTTACAACCTCGATTGATACTGATATTTCAGACAATTTTAAAAAGACTTGCGAAAGCTACAATCTGAAAATGAACGTGGTACTCGAAGCGTTTATGCAACAATTCAGTGAGCAGCAATTCAAAGTTGAAATTGGAAAGTCTGGAATAAAATTGAAGATTGAGGATAATTAAAAAGTCCCTATCTCCAATTAAAAAACTGAAAAACAGGGACAATGTGAAGCAGTTTGCACTCCACCCTAGACAAGTAGAGTATAAACCAATTCATAAACAGTTGTCAAGTCTGACAGCTAAAATTCCCAAAAAATGTTTCAGTTAGTTCTTTGAAAACTGCATATTAAAATATAAGATAGTAATTTTATCTTATACGCTGAACACAACAGCGTTATCAAATACGGCTTTGAGTTTACAAGCCGCCGCCCACAGGGTAGGAAATCAAAAACAGATATTATAGTCATGCTAAAAGGACTATAAGGTTTATAAAACATATATCGTATAAGGATATATGAGAATTGTTTTCCCAGAAAAACAAAATTCTTACTGAAACAAAATTGATTGTAGTTAGTTTAATTAGAGTTAAACTAACTATTTTTTTATATTAAAAACTATGTTAGGCATCACAAATAAATAAGTCCTACATAGTGCAGTACGTTGTTAGAGTAGCAACGTTAAATAAATACCACTGTCGGTAGTAGGGAGTACAGTATAACTAGGAACTACAAAAAGGTATGAAAGAACCTCAAGACTTTCAACGGCTCAAGACAAGCAATGCTATTATAATTGTGCTTGCAGTAAGGAGCTTGTATATCTCCTTATAAAAACAGATTATACACGCAATCGAGCAATAACGTTATTAGTTGCTACGTCCGTAAGCTGGGAACGTGAGCGGATAACACAATAAAACCGCAACTGCCATAAAAGGTATACGTTTAAAAATGCGTACTTTTATTGTTTATAAGATGCAGGTAAAAATTGCAACATGTCAAGTATATTGCAAAAGGCTTATATATTTGATTTTGTGAAAGTGAACGGCTAATCCTCATTAGTTAGTAGCAAAGCAGTATATAAAAGATATGCTTTCCCTGTCTTGAATACCGCAAAAAGAAACCATTTGAGTAGTGATTTAATCGCAAAATAATGGTTTCTTTTTTACTTGCATAAATAAGCAATAAAATGAAAATAACAATATATTTGAAATTTAGAAAGGTGGTTTTTGTTATGATGAAAATATTTTTAACAAACTTAGGAAAATATAATGAAGGCGAACTTATAGGCGAATGGGTAGAATTGCCAGTAAGTCAGGAAGAATTACAAGAAGTATTTAAGCATATCGGGATCAATGAAGAATACGAAGAATATTTCATAACTGATTATGAGTGTGACTTTTACGAAGTTGGGGAGTATGAGAGTATCGACACATTAAATGAGATTGCGGAACGTCTAGAAGAACTGGACGAAAGCGAAAGCAAAATTGTAAAAGCTATAATGTCAGAGTTGGGATACACATTAGATGAAGCTATTGAGAAGGTAAATAATGGCGATTATACAATCTACTATGATTGTGAGGACATGACAGACGTAGCATATAAGGCTGTAAAGAGTTATGGATATTTGGACAACGTACCTGAAACAGTAGCAAGATATTTTGATTATAAATCATTCGGTAGAGATTTAGGAATCAAAGGAACTTTTATTTTTACAGATGACAACGAAGCTATAGAAATAATTAATTAATTCTATTGCTTTAAACAGTAGATAATATATACCCATCCCAAAAAGGAGAATACAAACATGAAACACAAAATAATACCCACATTCATTGCACTTGCATTAATTGCAGGTGCTTTTTTAATAGGCAGAAATATGCCTAGCAAGTATGATTATCTTGATTTAAACAAGGTAAGCGAAACAGAAATAACAGGTAATATAGTAACCATCTACACAACAACAGGTGATTATTATACATTCACGGCACAGAAGGGAGAATAAAATGTCGGAAAAACAACGAATACATATTGCCTATTGTGATTATCAGATTACAAAGGCAAATAAACCAGTACGGATTTATTCTGTTAAAAATAGAAATAATAGTACTAAAGGTGTAAAAACAAGTGGCTTATCTAAAGCTATGCTTGCTAAACAGTTGTCAATGTTGATTTAGAAAGGAGAATACTATGTCAAGAGATTTTATATAATGCTATCCGTAAAGCAAAATCAAATGCAAAAGATTTTAAATTTAGCACAGGAGGTATAAGGCAGAATGGAAGCATTTAATTTTAGAATTATTAAGACAGCAAACGGAGCTGAAATAATAGACAATACTTTGTCAACTCCGTACAACTCATTAACACCTATTCAGATGATGGATTATATCAATGTAGAAAACAGCCTGTATTTTTCAGAAAGGCGGAAATGCAGAATTAAAAGAGAAACTATATTAGATAGAATAAGAAGTTTCTTAGGAGGAAAAAGAGGTGAAATATGATGGAATATATAACCTACGAAAAACCACTGAAAGACAAATGTTTTACAGAAAAGCAGATGCATAAGGTCTACAGAAACTTAGTAGATAAAGCAGAATATCCCGATTTTGAGTGCTGGAAAGCAGATATGCTCAAGTCAGGTGTATTTGAGAAAATGTAACGGCAAGCGAAAGCAAGCCGTTATTTTTAT